ATGGTCTTAGGACCGATAGCACCATCTGGGGTAGTCCAAATAGTTTTCTGCATGGTTTTGATTGCACGACCCGGACCAGCGTTGACGGCAAAGTCAAACATCAAATAGTCCAGACCATCAGGCATCTCATCAGCCTTCACGGCATCCCAATATTTGTTATATCAGAGTACGCACGTTCGTACTGAACCGGCGCTAGGGGTAACGCTGGAGCTTTGGTGGTGTCTAATCGTTCTTTGCCAGCCATTAATTTCTACCGTCAGGACGCACATCGATACGAGGCACACCCAACTGCCACTGGGTGCCAAGATTGTTTGACTCCACCTTGAATGCCATCTGGCGACCACGTACCCGGCTGTAAATAATCTCTGTAAACTGCTGCACGTTGTAAGTAGTCGTGCCAGCGTAGCCTTGCGCTGAAGTTACTGTGGGCGACAAAGCTGTGCCATAGCCAGAGCCGGGGTTTTGTTTAGGTCGCACAGTAAACTGCACGTAAGGATTATCTGAGGTTTCTCCCCCTGTGTTTGAGCCGTCAAACGTAATGTCAGGGATGATCCGCCACACAAATCCGTAGTTGTGTCCGTCCTCAATATCAAAGTCTGAAGACTGAATGTAAGCACTGATTGCGCTTGGCGGGTTGGTTGCACCATCATCAACTGCTGTTTCGTGCAGCAAAATAAGGTTTTGCCCAATCATAGAAACAGTAACTCCTGATGAATGTGAAACGGCTACCGTACTATTTACTCCCCGAACACAACCAAATAACGTGACCCCGTTGTTTGAGGTGTAAGTTATTTGCTCAGAGTCAATAAGCACCGTGCCTGAATTCGGATAACTAGAAGAATTTGTAAGTGGTATTGATGTAGCTGTAGCATTAATACTTGCCGACAAGGTAGAAACTTGTACCCCGTTAGCCGCTTGCGGGAAGTCCCGTAATGGGGAGTCCAGCCAAGCCGTACGATTTAACGTACCGTAGTACCAGACGCGATCCAGATAATTAAAGATAACGTAACGATCAACTACATCGCTGTTTGCGGAACAATAGAACCACCAGATTTCTGAATAGCCTTCGTTCGTGCCAGCAAAACACTGGTCAAACTGACCTCGATTAATATCACCAAAAACGTACGTACGCACTGAGCATGGCAGCGTCTCAACACGGCCTGAGTAAATATAGAATTTGTCTACACCCATCCAATACACCACCCCCGCAGCAGTTGCCATAGCATTAGGAGATGTAATAGAGATGTTATCCGCAAGTAAAGTAAAGCCATACACCAGCGGTGGGCCAAGATACTGCATGGAGTAAATAGCCGCGTCAGTCCAGACCAGAATTTCTTGTCGAGTTTGCATAGCACCAATAATTTCGGAGCCGTGAGATAGCCGAGTGCTGCCCGCTTGGTTGGTAATTGCAGGTGTCCAGTCCGTGTAATCTTCCTGTACTGACCAGCGTATAAGTAATGGGTCTTGAGCCGTTGTATCGTATGCGCCGTAATCATTACACCCAAAACAAATGACAATACGCGATATATCAGACACCATGATCTGATTAATTTTAGACGGTACATGAGTGCCAGAAAATACCCCGCCGCGAGTAGTAAATGCAGGGGTCGCCGCAGAGCCGGGAGAACATTCATAAAAAGCACTGCCGCGTGGAGAGAAGAGCAAGGTTTCACCAAAGTTAGCCTGACTCCATAACCGTAGCTGCAAACCAAACCCAGTAGTAAAGCCTGTGCCCCAGCCGCGGGTTGAACTTGCAGTAATCGTTGTGCTTGGGTAGTACACAGAAACAGTGCCGCCTTCTGATGCGCTTGTAGCTGTGGCAGTGTAGGTAATAATCGGGCCCGGTGCTGCGCCAATAACGGCAGATATTGTGTACGTGCTTGAGCTAAGAACGGTTACCTCAAACGCTTTTTGCAGCACGGTATTAGAGATGCCACCAACGCTTGTATCGCTGATTGACGAGAAATAAACATACTGACCTGTGGTTAAACCATGTGTTGCCTGCGTCACAGTAATAGTAGATGAGCCATTTGTTGTAGCAAACGGGTTTGTTAAAGTAGCAGTTAAATAAGGCGACCAAGGTCCAGTACCCCAACCTGTACCAACGGTAGTTACAGCAAAGCCTGTATTTATCTGATAAGTTAACGTAATACCAGCAGCGGCGTTACTACCAGATGCACTTGTGGCTAAAGTAACTGTGTACGAAATGCTGCTTATTACTGTTGCAATCTGATACTCGCCGTTAACATTAACGCCGCCAATTGTTCCAGCGCCTGCTATGGTAACAAAATCACCCACCTGCAAACTTTCTGCGGCGCTATCTGAAACCGTTAACACCGTACCACTGGCAGTAAGGGTGATGGTAGAAGCGTTAACCACTGGGGGCCCAGCAGAGCCTGTGTTACCGTTGATCTCACGGATTGGCGTAATATCGTAATACGCGCCGCCGTTTTCAATATAAAACTTTAAGTTCGTGCCAACGCCGAGAAGGCTAAAGCCTTTAAGTGTTACCCAATTCCATAAAGAGCGGCAAACACCAAGAAACGTGTTGTACGAAATCACCGCCCAACCGCCTATCTTTTCAGGATAGCCCGAACGGAAACGAACTTTGTCACAGTCGAACCAACCACCCTCATTAGATAGCGCGGTGCCTTCACGGTTTACACCGGGGCGGAACTGTAGTTTCTGCAACGGCATGGCTTTTCCTTATTAGGCCAGCATGGTCTCAGCATGGGTCTTGGCTTCCGCCACCCGACGCAACCACCCTTTACCGAATGTCGCAAACGTAGGCAGACTGCGGTAAAACGCTTCCTTTTCTGCACTGAATTTTGCCACTAATTCGCTTTGATTGGCATCTTTTAATGACTGCATGGTCTTAGGACCGATAGCACCATCTGGGGTAGTCCCAATAGTTTTCTGCATGGTTTTGATTGCACGACCCGGACCAGCGTTGACGGCAAAGTCAAACATCAAATAGTCCAGACCATCAGGCATCTCATCAGCCTTCACGGCATCCCAATATTTCTTCTTGTACATTGAGCCCACCACCTCGGGTGTTAGAGCGCGCATTGCCTTTTCGTCAACAGGATGACCTACCCACTCTTCCCAAACTTTCTTGGTCACGCCAAGGTTTGTCATGCCGCCGGGGTCTTTGGGATGGTTTACAAAACCGCCTTCGTGTTTCAAGATGGCCTTTAAGGCATCGTCAAAATTCTCTTTCATTTCTTCGTCCGCATATCAATAATTTTCTCAAGCGTTCTGCCGCCAAAGTAGAACGACATCACGAGCATGCCCCACTGACCAAGCAACTCTACGAACGAGTCCGCAATATCCAAAGCAGAAGCGTCAAGAAGGGCTAACGCCATATACGCTATCAAAATGTAAACGAGGGTTAAGGGTCTAATGTTCTTTGACAGCCAGCTATCGCTTGCCATGTCGGCTTGCTGGCGCTGGGTCAGGTTGTTCTGCTCAGACTTGTACAAGTCGGTCTCATTTGCCATTTTGGTAAGTTCACCATCCTGCGCCATCTTGGCGAGTTCCAGCTGCGCCTTGGCCTTCTGCTCTGGGTCAGGAATCAGTTTGTCGATCAGTTTGCCGCCGATACCCAGCAGCGCGTCTAGTCCTAGCATTATTCTTCCCCTTTTAGTTCACGTAAAACTTTTAAGCGTAGTTCCTTCATCTTGCGCGTTTCTTCCGCAGCTTTGTACATAACATTGTTCATATCCACATACATAATGCCCATCACAGGAAGTGCAATGATTAGCACAAAACACAAGACCACCACGGCGATGAGAAGTTCCCACGGTACGTGTGACTCGTCCGGATCAGAACTAACACTGCGACGTACCATGCTACGACGAAAAGGATTGCTCCAACCCATACTGCGTCTTCCTTCCTTTTCTTTACTCGCCTACGTTGTCTTGTAGCTTCTATCTGTATCTTTGCCGTCTCACGCTTATGCGCTTCATCTTGCTCAATAACTATCTGCTTCCACATTTTCTCGTATTTGCCCCACAAATCACCCAACTCAGGCGGCGCTTTGTAGACCATTATCTCTCGCAGTTCGGTAAACATAGCGTCTAATCTTGAGCGGATAATGACACGGGTTAACGCCCGCTTACCTACTGAATCCTTGCCTGTGTAGACCTTTGCCGCCTGTGCCTCCTGCGCTAAGAACATTTGACCTATCTCGTCATACGCATCCATCAGAGCGCCCAGATCGTTGCCAATTTGAAGAAATACATTGTTCGGGTCGGCCTTGGCTATCTCCTGAACCCGCACTACTTCTTCGTTGTACTGAATTTTCTGAGCATTTGTGGGATTTTGTATCTTCCCAAACTGCGACTTCAAGTCATCCAGCACACCCTTGACTTCGCCCGCCGCGCCCTTGATGTCCTTGTAAAGTTGACAGCCTTTCTTTACCGCAGCGACAGCAGCATTGGCAGCAGCAAGTAGAGTTAGCGGGTCCACCTCACTTTTTAATCCATCGAATCAAGTATGAGCCAATGTCATACGTACCAAAATCCCAACGGCTTGAGTCTACATGGTGATCTGCATGCACCCACTCACCCATAGGAAATGCCAACTCCATCCACGGTAAATTTCTTGGCTCTTTACTTCTATGGCTAAATATTTGATGCAGCCCACACGTTATAAAATAATAGCCCATAGGCGCAATCAAACCAAACAGCAATAGCAACGGATTGATTAAAGCCAACACACAAGCAACGCTTAAAATAAAAAGCATTGCGTATTCATGAAGAAATTTATGTACCGGATCTTTTGCAAGATTCACCACAACTTTTGAGTAATTGCATGACAACCCTATATACCTTTTAAAAAACAAAAACGACCAATGGGTTATATGTGGGTCTTGATCCGTATCTGAATATTTGTGATGGATGTAGTGAACATGGACCCATGACACTGCGCTTGCTTGGCACGAAAGTGTTGCGCATACAGAAAATATCCAGTGCCATGCTTTGTGACACTCAAAAGTACGATGAGTAAATAGACGATGACATCCAACTGTTACCGATAGCTGCATAGCCATATAAACAATAAACGTAGCCAACAACCACCAAGCAGACAGACTACCAGTCATAACCATCCACAAACCAAAAAGTAATGAGACGTACGAAATACACGCAACTACAGTTTGATTTTGCGGGGTTATCTTTAATAGATGAGTAGCAAGGTTCAATTTATTTATCCATTAACGAAATGCAGGACCGCCAACCCAAAGTACTAATGAACGACGTACGCCTTTTGTTACTGGGGCCACTCGATGCAAAGTGTAGGATGGGAAGAACCACGCTCTACCTTTTAGCGTTTCAAGCGTTTGCGCTGTATCGTTACTAGTCTTTACTTGAAACTCACCGCCTTCAAAGTCGGACGGGTTAGAAAGCAACATGGATAAAGATAACTTTCGAGGAACTGATCTATCTGTTGGGGCGGCGTCTGTGTGCCAATTGTAGTGCCCTTGTTTCTGCTCAGTATACAAACCAAGCTGCATAGGCTCATGGAACCCAGTCAAATCAAAATGGAAAAATCGGCTATTAACTTCTGCCACTGCCTCTGCAAGTTTTGCCCAAATGTGCTGTAGCTCTGGCTTTGCACCAATCCATGCCACTTGATTTGCCCGAACGCTCTCATTTACTTCGCTTGTCCCACCACTACCACCAACACATCCGTCTTGTAAATTTAGCCATTCCGGTTGCGCAAGAATTAAGTTGATGTCTTCAGGTGTGAGAAATCCTTCCCAAAAAGCAAGGTAATCTTTACCGGGTATGGATCTTGGTTGTATTGGATATATCATAAATAGGTTGTTGGTTTATGTGCCCAAGGGTTAATTGCAACTGACAAACGTTTCCCCGTAAAATGTTCCACTCCATGTATCAAACCGGGGGAGAACACAATCATCCTGTTTGTTACTGGCCGTACAGACAAAGTCTCCGTTACAAAGTTACCGCCACTTACATCAATGTCAGCGTAATACACTATGCTGCAAATTGGGCATTTAACATCGCCCGATGTCTCATACAGCTTTTCATCTTTATCAAAAAATGGATAGTACTGGTAGAATTGTATTTACTGGAAAAAATGATGCTTCTTTAAATGGAGCTTATTTAGTACAAGTTAATCAAACATTAGATAGTAACGCTAACCAAACAAATGTTGCTGGAGGGTTACGTTCATATAGAAACTGGTTAGATGCTAAAAATATATTAATTCCTGAACCAACTATAGATGCTAGAAACTATTATAGAGTAGGAGCAGGGAGAACAAGTACACTACAAAACTGCGTAGGTTGCTCATTTCCGCTGCCTGTTAAATTACTACTTACAAGTATTCCTGCATTACCAGTATAAGTTGTATCACCAATTCTTAAATTACCCTTCATATCAAAAGAAGATAGTGTATGATAAGTACTATCATAAATTTTGAACGCTGGGTTATTATTTCTACCTGAGGCTCCTAAAGGAGTTACAGATAATGTTGGGTCACTTTCATATATAATTGTTTTACCTTGAGAACTTCCAGTTCCATATCCTACCATGCTTAATCT